TTGTAAACAGCACTGTTTACTCATTAACTGTAGATAATACAGTTGTCAGCGTAACATCGAGTGGAAGTGCAACAGCTAACAGTATTCTTGTACAACTTCTCGCAGCTTTAAGTGTAATCACCAATTGTACTTGCACAATGCCAACTAGTACCACATTACGTATTAACGTGACTGAAATCAACAGTGTTCTTCCTATTGTTGTTGGTGCCAGAATTGCAATAAACTCTGTGTCAGATATTGTTACAGCAGAAGCAGAGTTCGATGGTGTAGTAAAAGCCCCTATTGGAACGTTAAATGCTCTATTAGTACCTATTTCTGGGATTACTTCTGTAAACAATCTTGCTGCTGCAACAGAGGGTAGGGAAGAAGAAACGGATGATGAATTACGCATTAGACGTTACGACTCTGTTCAGATTATCGGTGCCTCCACCAATTCAGCTATTACAGCTAATGTTAGAAATTTAGATGGTGTTGTTGCTGCTTTTATTATTGAAAATAAAACGTATGTAACAGATGTAGACGGCAGACCAGCTAAATCTTTTGAAGTAGTCGTTGACGGCGGTGATACACAAGAGATTGCACAAACAATATGGGACTATCACCCGGTGGGTATTGAGTCTCATGGAGATGTGACACGTACAGTGTTTGATATTGATGATCTGCCTCAAACCGTTCAATTCAGTAGACCAATCTCTGTTTATATTAAGTTAGAAATTGACTACACCAAGTACGATGAAGAAGCCTTTGCTGTAACAGGTGAAGATGGTATTAAAGCTGCTGCTCTTGCTTATGGGCAATCTTTAAATATTGGCAATGATGTTATCCCACAAAGATTCTTTGGAAATATTTTCTCAAGTGTGCAGGGTATCTCCTCCTTAGTTATTAGAGTATCTAAATCTTACGATGAAGTAGCTTGGACTCCATTCAATACATCTCCTATTGCTATTGGTCGTAAAGAAAACTCTACATTTAACATTACACGTATTGTTGTAAACGAGGTATAAATATGAATACTTATCCCTCTCAGAACTTCGAGGTGTAACATGGTAGATCATGTAAGCAATGGACTATCCAACCTCATATCTCAATACGAAGACAGTGAGAATCTTAGATTTCTGTTGCAAACTTTCTTAGAAGAGTTGCAAGAGATTGAAGATGTTAACACTGAGATGTTATCCCAAGATGATATTGCAAATGCTGAAGGTGTGCAGTTAGACGGAATAGGCGAACATCTTGGTAAACGTAGAGAAGGTCTTACTGATGTAGATTACCGTGTAGCCCTTAACATTCAGAAGATATTGAATGCTGGTGAGGGTAGATTCCATACAGCGCTGCAAATGTGGCGTACTGTGATGGGGAGTAATACTGTAACTATGCAGGAGGAATTCCCTGCGGGTGTAGCTCTGTACTCAGACGTGGGGGCACCTACCCTAACCCAGCTTAGTACCTTCACACAGACATTACCTATCACAGTGACAGCATCTATCGTAGCTTCTTATTCGTCTAATGATGCTTTTGTGTTTGAGGGCGGTGTTGGTAGTGGTTTTGGAACTACAGAAGATAGTTCAATTGGTGGTGAGCTTGTTAGTCGATACACCAATATAATTTAATTTAGGAGTGCAGAAATGCCCTATACAAATGCAAGGCCAACAGTATTTCCTGAATTGGCTACAGATGATGTTTATAACGGTTTACTTGGTGCTATTAACGTACAAGAGCCTCCATCGGATATTAAGACTGATGGTTATGACTACGGTGCTAAGCTACCTAGAGAGTTCCATAACTGGTATGGCCGTATTACGAATAATTGGTTGAAGTATGCGGATGAACGTATTACAGCAATCTTAACTTTTATGTCTGATATTACAGATAGTAATAAAACTAAAACTGCTGCTGATGCAGACAATTATTTCCGTTCACAATGGTAAGGTGTAATAAATGGCAACAGGTCGCTTAGGGGCACATACCTCATCTAGTGCAGGTACATATAACTTGTACACAGTGCCTTCTGGTAAGACAGCAGAAGTAAATATAAATGTTTTAAATGACACAGTGAGCACAGCAACTGTCAGCTTATTTATTTCCCCAACAGGTACTGTCTCCCCACAACACACCATTCAGTATGAAAAATTAACAACTTCTAGCAACGGTTTTGAAAGAACGGCGATAGTATTGAAGGCAGGTGATGTTGTCTCGTATAAGACTGACCAGAGTGGTACAACTGTTGTTGTTAGTGGTATTGAGTACACATCTCAATCTAACGAAATTGGTGAAGAACTTTTAATCAGTACCAATACTGAAACAGTTGTTTATCCCAATAGTGCAGGTAAAATTTCCACTGTAAATCTCTCCGTAAGTTTGGTGGAAGGTAGTCCAAGTGATGCTGCAACAATTAAGGTATACACTTCAAATTCCAATGCTGCATCTGGATACCCACTAATCAAAACCACGCTAACTGCAAATTCAACAACAGGTTTTGAGAAGACAGGTTTACCAATCTCAGCAGCAGAAAAATTAATTATTGTTACTACTGGTCTTTCAGGTGATGTAGCAGTGCGAACCTATGGATACAAGAGGCCGTAATAATGGGATATAATATTTTTGGAAATAAAAACTCTAACAATAATGGGTACAGTCCCATTTATCAGCCTAAGTTAGTAGTTAATCCCTATAACACGTACAACAGTACAGGTAGCGCATCTCCCAGTACAATGAGAAATGTACTACCCAATTGGCGGTCTGGGGCTAGTAATTTGTTCTATAACTGTGAAGGTGGCGCATCGGCGGTTTTAGAAACGGTGTCCTCTCTTGGAGTAGTTTCAACTGTCACTAGTACCTCTTTTTCGTCTATTCTTGCATCCTCAGTACAATACCCAGTATTTACGTACTCTTCTGTAGATCAATGTTATTATTTCTTATTGTGGCAAGGGTCTACAAAGAGGTTGTGCAAGATGAACGACACTACGGGAGTATTATCAGCAATAGGTTCCTCATTTACTCCAGTTACGTCTAGGAATTGGTCTGAATTTTCGTCAGGCGCGGATATTTCAGGAGGGCAGTTGCTACTTGATCCTATTAGTGGACATCTGAAGTACATCCATAACGGGGTATACCACCTGATGAATAAAACCACAGGTGCGATAGTGTCTCAGGATAACCCACTCATTACTTCAGGTATCGCTTCGGGGATAATGGGCTGTAACTATCTGACTGAGGATAGTACTCTAGCCACCACTCCGGTGATGAATGCGGGGTCTTACTACACATATAACATATGCCCCAGAATGGTGGGTACATTGGGTACGGTTGGGGGGGTCGTTATGCCAGCATCTGTAATGGGATACAATAATCAGCCGTCTGTTTGTGGCACCATAGACTCTGATAAACTGGTTGTTAGTCTCTACCCAAATTCGGTAATCAGTACACAAATAGTTCCCCAAGTAGTACTTCGTTCTGAGTATGATAGATACTTAAAATCTATCTACGACTACCTAACAATTCCCTAGAGATGGAACAAATGGCTTACGCTAAGATAAGTAATTATAAAGTAGTTGGTATCTCTAATTGGGAAACGTTACCCACAGAATTAATTGGTGACACCTCTTATCAAGTTATACCTGATGAATTACAAGTTGGTATTGGCTGGAAGTACGAGGGTGGTGAATTCCTCCCTCCTGACGAAGTGCTTATAGATTATGGAACTAAGATCACTAAACTAGCATTCTTAAATCGTCTTGGGGATTCTGTCCTTGCTGCAATAGAGGCTGCCAGTAGAGTGGCTAACCCTCTTGGTTATGCTGCTGCTGTAATAAAAATTAAACATGCTTCTAGCACATACATTGACTTGTCTCTCCCTGAGACACAATCAGATGTACAGAAGCTGGTTGACTATGGTTTCATTGATGCTGATAAACGTCTTGAGATATTAACCACTCCCGTAACAGAAAAAGAAGTTCCGTTGTTTCTCAACGGAAACATCTATTAAAGAGAATTATTATGACTGTACAAACAAATAAAGTTGAGAAAGAACAACCTAAAGAAGTAGCTGCTCCTGTAGCTAAAGCTATTCCAGACTTCGATCAATACATTAACGTAATCCTTACTAAAGAGTCTTATGAAGTGGTGAAGGCTGCTGTAGCTAAGTATCCTGAGAAGCTTATTAAGATTATGCAATATGTAAACTCTCCAGACTTCCAGCAAGAACAATTAAAAGAAGTATTCTCTCGTCCAGTGTTCTAAGGAATATTTACACAATGCAGACAGCACCAATTATCTTTGCTAGTAATAATAAACCATTCTCCCTATTAATTAAATTAGGTACGCTGAGTAATTGGTGCCATTGTGCAATCCTTGATGGTGAATATGTAATTGATACAACATTAGCTACAGGTTGTAGACGTATTCCTGTACATGAGTGGGTTAAGCATTACCCTAAATATGAAGTAGTTCAGATGCCCATCGTAAATAAAGAATCTGCTATTGAATTGGCAAGAAGTTGGGTAGGTAGTAAGTACGATTGGCTTGGGATATTCTCATTCATTATTCGTAAGAATTACCAAGATGAAAAGAAATACTTCTGTAGTGAACAGATTGCAATCTACTTAGGGGTTAAGAATATTCCTTGGAGATTATCACCAGCATTCTTATATAGAATGTACAGAACAATGAAAGGCTATATTCTATGACATACACAAAGAACCCTAAGATTGTAAAACCGAAGTTGAACTTAAGAAATACATTACTTGGGTTGGGTTTCTCCTCTGCTGTTGTAATCTCTGCTACACAACTTACAGCTCCTTCTGAAGGATTAGTTCTTACTCCTTACTTAGACGTAGTGAATGTTAAAACAGCCTGTTATGGCACTACTAATAAAAATAATATTGGTGTTGTGATTAAAGATAAAGTGTACACAGAACAAGAGTGTACCATCATTTTAGCTACAGAGCTTGAAGAAATAGAAAAGCAAATTACTCCAATGATTAAAGTCCCAATTAATAATTACCAGAAAGCTGCCTTCTTAGACTTCAGTTACAACCTTGGCACAACAGCATTCCAGAAGAGTTCCATTCTAGGATTAATGAATGCAGGTAACACTAAGGCAGCTTGTGCAATACTTATGGAATATGTATTTGCAGGACAATGCAAACAGGGTATGAAAGATTGTGTTCTTACGGCTAGTGGTAAATGGAAATTAAAGTTGAATGGTTTAGTTGAACGTAGAGAATTAGAAATGAGATATTGCTTAGGGGAAATAAAATGAACCAATGCCCCGCGCAGTTAAATCTGTGCATATTGAATTTATTCACCACTTTGCAGGATGACAGAAATGCCGACTAGAAATTTAGAGTGGGGGAGAGATCCGGTTAGCGGAAAGCTTGACTGGTCTTTTATACCTACAGACTCATCAAATTTATATCGTACAGCAGCTACATACACGCCTACCGATACAGGTTTTCCAATGGTGGCAACAAGCCACTTGATGGCATCGGGTGCAGATGCATACCATAAATGGGCTAGTACTAAATTTAAGTATCAAAGTCGATTGTGCTGGTTTGGCGGTCAGGCTCCGTTCCGTATAACAATGATTGACTCTCCTAGTTCCGCTTACATAGGTTCAGGCGGTAAAACGCAATCTATGACGCGAAGCTTAGATGCAACAGTGCCGTTAGTTTATAACCATATACTTCCTACTGACTGGGCGGTGGTTAGTTGGTCGCCATCTATATCTGACATCGGGACATCTGGTTTTTTTAAGATTCTTGTTGAAGACAATAAAGGTGAGAAGCTTGTTTTTAGATTCTCAGTGAAAGTCGATGATTCTAAATTTGTATTTGTTGATGGTGTTTCTGGCAATGATTCAAATAATGGGACTTGGGATTTACCTAAGCTAACATTTGATAACGCTCGCCAGCAGACTGGAAAGATAGCAGCCTATAAAACAGCGGCTAACTATCCGGTTGTTGACGGCGATGCTGGAGATTTATCGGGATTTGTTAAATCTCATATTGGCCTTGTTGATGGAGTTGAATTCAATACAACCGCAGAGCAATTCGGGGCGAGTTCTGCCGCTTCAGACTTGGCGTATATAAATATAACATTTAACGGGTCTGTTGCAGCAAATGCAAACTGTAGAGTAATGTATTACGGGAATAAAACAGATCGAAGTATTTGGTGGAAATGTAAATTTAAAAACGTGGTTGTTGGCACAAATGGCGGCGATAATCCGGCGTGTATGTTTTTTGGCAATCAGGCGGGTATAACTGGAGATGCACTACCAACACTAACCGCAGCCTACGCAAACAATTATTTAAATGTTATTGCTTGTGAAAAAGATACAAGCGTTTTAACTCAATTATTTACGATGTTTTCAACTCGATATGTGTGCGTAGAAGAAAATAAAGTTTATTGTCCGTCTACTGCAACTGTATCAAACGGTGGAACTGGGTTGAATTTTAAAGCGTCAGGCAACTACATTTCGTGTCGTTTCAACTACGGCGAGGGTGCAGTCAGTAATGGGGACTCACTTGGAACAGGTTTAATAAATTTTGCAAATCAGGCTTCTTATCAGTGTAAATACCAAGAATGCTGCTATAACGTTTTGCGTCCTATCGGGAGCAGGGGGATTTCGTTTCAAGGCGGCGGAACAACATCCGGCGGCGGTGGGCAATCTGTAGGTATAGAGCAAGTCTACTGCTATAGAAACACTATTATTTCGCAGAATGACCAGACTCCTATGGCAATAGCGCGATGGCCTGCTAGTCAAGAGCCGATAACAGTTGCTAATAATCTGCTTGTTTCGGCAGGGGCGACAAACATATACACCGCAGGAACATCTGGTGGCCATGTGTCAGTAGGTGATAACTCAAATCACCCGCAGTCATACGCTGATGCGCAATATAAATTAACCACGGCTAACCGACCAACGATGCTAGGAATTGTTGGTGCGGAAATAGCGTCACCATTGGTGGTGTAAAATGGCAGCAACTATTTTAGACGTCCCTGTTGATATATCATCAACAAACACAATCCCGTCAATAAGCGCAGGGTCAGACAGAAACGTTTATCTAACCGTGTGTATGTACAGTGGCGGTGGTACGGCATCCCCTCCAACATCTGTTACCTGTAATGGGCGATCAGCTACATTTGTTTGCGGCGATGCGATGGGAGTTCCACAAACTAGACTTGTCATAGCAACGTATAGGTTTTTAGAGTCGGACGTTTCGGCCATTAGCGGTAATGTCTATTCGTGCTCAGGGCAGTCTGGTTATGCTAGATTTACGGTTGCTTTCTCTACTCAAGGCTCTTATCAAGGCGCAATTAGTAATTTTAATAGCGGTAGAGCAACATCTGGCACAATAACGCTCCCGCTAACTCGCGTTAATAATAGTCTGACCATACATAACGCTTATACTAACTATGGTTCAGGTACAGCGCTTACGTTAGCGAATCCAGCAAGAGATGGTATTTTCAGCTTTGCAAATGGAACTTTTAGCTACGGTTATGAACCAGATACATCCGGTTCACTTAACGCAACATGTGTTGTTAATGGAAATTATGTTTCATCATTGGCGTTTAACATTGCAGAAGCTGCTCCGCTTCCCGCCGTAACAAGCATCAACAGCGGCAACCCGATCACCGCAAATCAAACCACTGTTGCAAGCGTTACAACTGGATTCACTGGCCTACCAACGTCAATAACCTGCGACTTAGCTGGAATCACATGCAGCTCAATCGGCGGCACAACTAACGCTCCCACTTTTGTTAAATCTCAGCGCGTTAATGGTTCGCCTTGGCCTCTGAACGGTGCTACAGCTACGTTTACTTACTTCAATGGCTCAGAGTCAGCAAGTGGTACGCAAGTAATCCAAAAAGAAGCTGGTGACGTTGTTTACACGTTCAGCGGTGTTGTTACTGATGACCCTGCATCTATTGGTTATTGGCTA